CGGCGCTTATCCTTCGGCGTCTTCTGATCGTACTTGCCCACCGGTGTCGGCGAGGCGTTCTTCTCCAGGAAGATCGAGTAGAAGCGGATCACATGGCGCTTCACAAGCCACGCATCGTATACAGCTTTGAGGTCGCTGCGGCCGTACGGGTTCTGGAAGGCGCGCGAATTGATCGAGTGAATGAGAGACTTCGGGTTGATGTTGACTGACGACTTCGACCCGCGCTGTTCGTAGCGCTCGATGTTCCCATGCTCGTCGGTGTGTATCAGCCAGGATGCAGGATGCCGGGTCTTCAGCTCCTTGAACGTCAGCGTGTTGTCGTCGCGGATCTTGAAGATCTTCTCGGCCAGGGCAAAGCCGTACGAGTGCTCGGCGTCGATGAACTCCTCGAGCTGCTCATCAAGGGCTACATCCATGTCTTCTTCCAGGCGGTTGAAGATGTCCTTCGCGATCTTCGTGGCGCTGTCCTTCTCGGCCTCGCCCACGTCATCAGCGCAGTCGGATGCGATCTTCCAGCCGGCGCCCACCACAAGGTCCTTCTTGAGCTGCATGGCGACCGTGATCTGATCGTCCTTCTTCATCTCTTCGTAGATGCGATAGTCGCCCGTCTTCTGAACAATCTCGTCCGGGTTGTACGGGCGAAGCATCGAGGCGGGAACGTACGAGCTGACCGCGATCGTCTTCTCTGCAGTGCCGTAGTAGTGCTCGGCGATCAGGTTCTGGCCGGCGGCGGCTTCCATGATGTCGTCTTTGCGTTCGACTGGTTCAGTGGTGGTCGGTGCTTCTTCCGCCGCAGCTTCTGACTTCTTTGCACGAGCCACTATGTCACCTCACAGCAGTATAGATTCTTGAAGGTCGTCGTATAAGTGTAGATCACGGGACGCTACGATGCACATCTGAATGCCGATAGCACATGAGATGATACAGTCGTCGTTCTCTCCGTCTTCGGCCTCAATCTTCCCGTTGTTATCAATTAGCGTCAAGCACTCGCCCAGAGTGTCCCGGCTGTTCAGTCTGATCGTCGAGTTGTCGACACCATCAACGAAGGCGTCGAGCATGAGCGGCCTTGTAACTAGATCGGTCTTCCAGCCGGCGACATCTTCCGGATCTCCGTTCGCTGTCGACTTATACTTGTACAAGTTCGGATAGCCGATGTGCTCTTCGAGTTCGAGCAGGACCGCGTGCCCGTGGTTGTTACGCTCGACTCCGAGTAGAGGCGGAATGCGGCCACTCTTCTGATACATGTTGCAAAGGGCATTCAGTTGAATAGCGAACTCGCGCGGCTTCCACTTGTTCGATCGGATCTGCGCGACTTCTTCCCGGGTCTGCACATCGAACATCGTGCCCACCGAGTAGTCCTTGCCCACGCCTTCCGCGGTATCGGCCCCGCACGCGTACAAGCGCGAGCTGTCGTATTCCTTGAAGATCTTCATCTGACCGTCGTCTGCGATCGGCTCGGGCGAGTTGTCGATCAGGCGCTTGATGAGCTGCAGATCCAGCACGGCCCCGCCGGTTGCCAGGAAGCAAGAGATGTCGTCCTCGGGATACTCCTGCAGGAATAGCTCCTGCTGATCTTCCTGCTTCGCCCGGCGGAATGCGATCTGATCGTTGTCGATCACCATGCCGTTGTACTTCTTGAACACGCGGCACTTGAACTCGAACTCTTCCTGCGTGAGCTGCTTGATGTTGCGGCCGTCGATGCGGTTCGCGGGATCCATGAACCACGGGAAGAAGAGCTTCGCCGTGTTCGACGACGGCGTGATCCATCGCCTGTAGTAGTGGTTCCCCATGCCGTTCGCGGTGGTCTCCCAGGTGACGACGCCCGTGTTGATTGGCACGGCTTCGAGAGTTGCCTTGATGCGATCGGGCTGCGCGAACGCCGCCTCGGAGATGTGTAGCCAGTGGATCGTGTCACCGCGGCCTTGTAGCGCGCAGTAGATGCGGCCGTTGATGTCGGGGAAGCGCAGCTCGTACTTCGAGCCGCCCCCGCGATCCAGCCGCGGCTTGAACTTCGGATGCATGTTGTTATAGAGATCGCGCGCCTTCGAGAAGATCTTCTCCATGTTCTCGTCCTTGTCGGCCATGATGCACGCGTTCTTGTTCATGCCGAAGGCGACGAAGTCGAGCTGCTTCTTGATCTCGTTCGTGGTCACTCCCGCCTGGCGATACTTGAGGACCATCTTCCGGCGCTTCTTGCAGTCGTTGATCTGCTTCTGAATGCCGTTCTCGATGAACCTGACCCGGCGGCCATCCTTGTTCACGATCGTATAGAGGTTGTTTATACGCCAGCGCCAGTCACGCAGCCGCGGATCCAGCTCGGTGCTCATAGGCGGTTCTGCGCCTTCGCGTTGTAGAGATCGCTCTTTAGTGACTTTATCTCACGCTCTTGCGCTTCGATGGCGGACTTCTGATCATCCAGCCGGCGGCTCAGATACTCCCACTTGCCGGCCTTATCCAGCAGGTGCTCGAGACGGTGACAGTTCGGCATGATCTTGCCGTAGTACTCTTCGATCAGGCGCGCGCGATCCAGTCCCTTGCTGATCACTTCATCGGCGTTCACAAGCCTGCGCCACCACCGCCACCATATGCGTAGAATCAAAGAGCCGAGGATACCGACGGCAAGGCCGACAACTAGATTCTCCATCAGTCAATCTCCCAGGGATAAGGTGTGCGATCGCAGACGCCGATCGGCACGGTTAAGTTCGATGTATCAGTAGCGGCCGCAAGTGGCGGATCCCATCCGTCCAGGCGGTTGCCCTTCTGTTCGTTGCACGAGCGGTGCGCGATCTGCAGGTTGTCGAGCGCATCGGATCCGCCGCGGCTCTTCGGTATGATGTGATCGACCGAGGCGTCCTTCATGTCGGTGATGTGGTCGCCGCAGAGCGAGCACTTCGTCGACTGACGGAGCAGGTGCCGCTTCGTCTCCCGGGTCGAGTTGCGCTTGATGTGCTTGCGTAACTTCACCTTGCCCACAGCTCACCTCATCTTCTTGATGATGCGCAGGATCCGCCGGCGCACGATCGGTGTCCACCAGAAGAACCACCAGTGACGGCCTTCGCGCTTCCACTCCGCGAACGCATCCTCGATCGTCCAGCCCTCAAAGAGCACGCGATGAAGGACGGCGCCGATGCCTGTGCGATCGACCCCAGAGTGACAGTGCATGTACGTCTTGATGTTGTTCTGAATGCCGGCGGCGAACAGGAACACGAGCGCCAGCATCTCCGACTCGGTCGGCGGGAAGAAGTTCGACATCTTGATCCGGATCAGCTCGATGCCGCAGGCTTCAGGCTTCTGATGCTCGAGCAGTGAATCGGTGAAGAAGTCCTCAGCTCCCGACTGCAGTGAGATGCAGCGCTTGAACCCCAGGTTGCGCAAGCCCACGTACGACTTCGGGCGAGGCCCGCGGAACAGATGCTCGGAGATCTTCTTCATCCATCACTCCTTGATGTTGTTTAGACCCATGCAGATGCTGATGCTCTCAACGGCGCACTTCACTCCCTCGAAGTGCGCGTCGGTGCCGTCCATGTCCTCGTATCCAGAACTCGATTCTGCGCATAGATCGCCGTAGAGATCGAGCTGATCGTTAACGCAGTCCAGGATCTCGACTTGATGGCGCCAGGTGCTTTGCAGCTTGAGCGCTTCCATCGCCGGGTTCTGCTGCTTCACATCTCGGTGAGCGCAGGCGGCGACGAAGACGAGTATCAGGATAGCGTCAACGAACTTCACTGCGCGGCCTCGAAGTTCGCGCGCATCTTCTCCAGCTCCGCTTCCTTCTTCGGGATCAGGAGCTTGAGGCATTCCTTGCAGGTGACGTTCGCGGCGACTGTCACGTAGCCGGCCGGCCGAGGCGTGTGCCACGGCCCCATCTTGTTATACTTCTCGCTCTTCGCCCACTGACCATCGCAGAGCTTCTTGAACTCATCGCTCTTGAACTTGCGCGACGTGTACATGTGAATCGGAATAGTAGCTGTGTCTTCGGTGTTCATGTGACCCCCTAGTCTTCCCACCTATCGTCTTCAATCGCATCGAGCTGGCGGGCGACGAACGCGTTCACGCTGTCGCCTTCAAAGGCACTGTCTTGCGGCTTCGTGTCGGGCGACTCTTCCTTGATGATCTCGCGGCGGCCGTATCTCTTCGGGAACTTCCGCTCGAGCGTCCATGCCGATGCACGCCAGTCGACCTTCGACTTCTCGTAGATATTGTTCAGATGCACGGCCTCGCCCTCGTCGATCGCTATCTCTACTGCGTGCAAGAACTCGCGATACGGGCCGCTCTTCTGCTTGTGCCCACGCTCCATCCAGTTGTAGACCGTGCGCTTGTGAATGCCGGCGTACGCGGCCGCTCCCTCAATGTAGCAGCCGATCCTGAGAGCTTCGCAGATCTTATCCTGTATCTCTTTAGTAATGCGAGACGGAGCGCCCACGCGCCCCCGCTTGAATGCCGCCGACAACTCGCGACCCCCCTGTGTTTTACAATTTTGATCAATTTTAACCAATTTTTTACGATCGCGTCGACTTATCGTTCACTGCTACGACTTAGAGCGGGCCTTCAACGCATCCTTCGCATCGAACTCCGCGCGACAGTGCGGACACTCAATGTATACAGGATCACGTTCCTGCTTCTCGTCGGTGTTCGCGATGCGCGTGTGCTCTGCAACTCTCTCGATGCCTTTGATCCCGAGCAGGTTGATGTTCAGCTTCGGCATCTCTTTGATGTCGAGCTTGATCGCGGGGATGTCGAGCTGCGCTTGAAGTGCGATCGCGTTGTCGGCCTGCACGTCGGCGTACTCCTGCTCTTCGCTGTCGTAGTCTTGCAGGTCGACAGGGAACTCAGTCCAGCCGTTGAGCTTTGCGGCCTGAAGAGTGCCGTGACCTGCGGTGATGAAGCTGCTCTGATTCGACACACGTATCGCCTTGCGGACACCGGTCTCGCGCATGATCTCGGCCAGGCGCTCGATCTGCTTCTTCGGATGCTTGTTACGGTTCTTCGGATGCGGCTTGAGCTCGTCGATAGGAACGAGCTTGTCGAACGAGCAGCGGACGTTCATGCGCCCACCGCCTTGTAGCTCTTAGGATCCAGGTTGAACTTCCTGAGCTTCTCGTAGAGCCCTTGTCGGGAGATGCCGAGAACCTCGGCCGAGCGCGTGACGTGCCCGCGCGTCGCACGTAGCGCCTTAATGATCGCTTCTCGTTCCGCGGCCTCTAAAGTACACGTCTTCGTCATCGTCCGCCCCATCTTCAAGTGATTGAACGAATGTCACCACGTTCTGATCAGGATCGTCAATTCTCGTGACGACTTTGCGTGTATCGAAGCCGTGCTTGTATAGGATGTCTTCTATGATCGGTGCGTTGCCAGCGAAGAAGTCGATCGACATCACGAGATAGCGATGTCCATCGGCTATAAAATACTTCGGCTCGTTGACTTGTGACACCCGGTGATCTCCTCGACAACTTGTACGTCTGAGATGATCGTAGCAGGTTCCATCACGATAAGAGTGTACGGCTCGACTTCGGTTAGGCATTTTTCGGCGTTGCCAACGGAGAAATGACGATCGTCAAGACCTAAGACTGTCGAGAGCGCATCGTGCGTTGCCTTGATCCGGTTCGATGCATCCCACTTCTGAAACACCGACTTCGCTGACTTCGTCGAAGTGAATATCATGTGATGCGGGAGACAGAAGAAGGTGTGAACGCGGATCCACTGCTTGCGCGCGATCACGAGAGAGAGTTCTTGATAGATGCGATCGAGGAGCGGCTGTCGCTTGTCGGCCCAGCTCGCCACCGCCCGCTCGAACTGCTTGTACTCGGTCGACTTCGCGCGGCCGCCGGCGAAGACCATCTTGCCGCGCACGAACTTCGGCGGCACGTTCTTGTACATGTTGTTCGACTGCGGTGCCATCGGGAACTCGTCGAGCACGAATCTCATGGCATGTTCTCGCTGTAGCCCGGGAAGATTCGATACCACTCGGGCGGATAGTAGTCGCAGTACTTGTCGCCAGGGGCGCCGAGCAGCCACTCCCTGAATGCCTTGATATACCAGTCGTCCATAGTGAGCCATCCCGCACAGAACGCGGTCGTAGAGAAGTCGCCGTACAGCTCGTCGATCTGCAGATCCGTCATGTCCTTGATCTCTTCGACGCTCGAGCGCAAGCGCGCCACATCTTCGGGAAAGCTGACGCAGTCTGCGAATTCGCTGTATGTGCGGGTCTCGAGATACTTGCGGAAGGCTTCGAGGCGCGTCACGGGTGAGCCGGCCCCAGGAGTGGCGGCATGTTGCCGGTCTTGTATGACTGCTCGATCTGCGGAAGGATCGCGTTGCCGATCGTCTGACCGTTCGGGAGCACGATGTGAGCCATGAACTCTTCTTCAAAGGTCGAGATGCCGGAAGCCACGCACTCGAGCTTTGCCTTAATCGCAAGCAGGAGACATCGCCAGGCTGAGCGCTCACGTTGCGCGCACTGATCCTTCCCCATGATGTGTCCCTTGTCTGTCTTCGCCTTGCCGTACACAGGGATAGGTATCACGAACTTCACGCGACGGCTCTTCATCTCGAATGCGCAAAGGGCCGACCCGTTCGATTCGCCGAACATAAAGCCCGTTGCATCGTACTTCTCAAGTGTGTGACGGATCTCGGCCTGCGAATTCGCAACCGGAACCGAGGTTGTCTTTGCGTATGACGACTTCATCTCAATGTCTCTTCCCGAAGTGACCTTCGTAGTGATCGATGATCTGCGTGAGGTGCTCAGCCAGGCCACGCATCTCTGACGGGTTGTGGAAGGCGGCCACGTCGATCGCGAAGCGGCGGCCGAAGATCTGCGCGTACATTCCGATCAGGATCGAGTTCCCGCGGCGCTCGAGCATGAGCCCGCGGGGAACCGGCGGAAGATACAAGACCGTGCCGATCAACTCCATGATGTAGAAGCAAAGGCGAATGAGCTGATACGGCACGGCACCTAACAGGATCTGAAGGTAACTAGGGTTCGCTACGAACTGCGGCCTCGGCGCCATCTGTACTTCCTTGTGAGGGGGCTTCAGGGGGGCACTCGTTGCGCGCGATCGCAGCGTTCGCCCACATCATAGCTTCTTCAATCTTCGTCAGAGCCAGCGACTTCTCGCGGCTGTTCGGACATGCAACGTCCACGGCCGCGGCCACACCACAGAAGTGTGTGCGCAGGGCTGCGAACTTCTTCTTCGCCTCGGTCGTCGGCGCGTGATAGGTGAAGTTGTTATGCAGCTTCTCCATCGACTCCCTGATCTTCTCGAGCGGGAGAACTTCCGCGATGATCGCGGCCAGCCGTTCAATTGAGGTCATAGGCACCGTCCACGCTCGAGCGCTTCGTCCTGCGCGAAGTCTCTTCCTTGATCACATCTGCGACGTCTTCTTGAGGCGTCTGCGAAGCCAGGACCTCGAGCTGTGTCTTGCGCTTCTTCTTGCCAGGCTTTGCGTCCTTGTAGTCGCTCTGCTGTGCTTCGAGATCGAGCTGACGATCTTCCGCGGTCATCTCGCGGCGATCGACGATCTCGTCGTTGAGCCACCACTGAATCTCGTTCGCATCGTAGTCCTTGACCATGATGCACTCTTCGGAACGCTCTTCGGATCCGGCGTTCACTTCGCGCGCGAGCTTGTTCAGCGACTTCACGATCGTCTTGATCCGAGTGGTGAAGCCAGACGTCGCCGCCTTCTTCTCCTCCTCGATCGCTGTCTTCTCGAGCTGCAGCTCCGCAAGCAGATCGGCCTTCTTCGCCTTCTCCGCGTCGCTGAGCTTTACTGTTACTGTACGAATGACCTTCTCGCCTTCAGGCGTTGTCTTCTTTGCCACAAGAACTCCCTTAAGATGTTGAATAGTAAAACCGTAGCCAGCGTCAGGAATCTTTACAAGCGCTTCATGTGAAGATCGAAGCCTTGACGCGCGTGCTTGATCCACATGCGCATCACCTTTGCGGCCGTTCCGGTATAGTAGCCGATCCGGTATTCGAGTCGCTTGATGAGATCCGCGTGTTGCGCCATACGTGCACGCCTGCGCGCCTTCGACATCTGATGGCGCCGGCGGGCGCGCGCTCTTCTTTGCTTCGAGTTCAACGGCTTGTTAACAGTCTGCGGGTCCAACGAGATCTCCTTTGTTTAGATCGGTTTTAAGTTCGGTGTTCTGATCGAAGATCTTGTCGTTCTTCGCGGCGCCGGTCTCGAAGTCCTTCTCGCCTCTATAGAATCGATTGAGGCACAGAACGTCCTTCAAGAAGTAGTGCTCGGCGTACGAGCCCACGAAGCCGATGAATGCTTCCAGGTCCTTCGGGAAGCACGCGCCGCCGAAGCCCTTCTTGCCATCCGGCCCGGGCACATGCGTGTGCGCGTCGTTGATGTGACCCGACATCTGCATGAGCTGTCGGACGTTCGAGTACTTCACACCGTGCTGATCGCACAGCCGGGCGATCCCGTTGAAGTACGTGACCTTCACGGCGCCGAACACGTTGTGCGCGTACTTCGTCATCTCGGCCGTCTTGTTCGAGCAGAAGTTGATGTGCTTCTTATCTTCGGTCACTTCACGCATGAAGCGACAGACGCTGTCCATGAACTGATCCTTGAGCGGGCTGTCCATCTGACACTGCGGGATCCCGATCAGCATCGGTTGCTGAATCAGATCCTCGTCCGCGCGCCGCTCGGTCAGGAACTCAGGCATAGCGTGAACCTGCAGGCCGTATCTGCGCATGAGATCATCGCATGTGCCAGGAAGGACAGTGCTTCGCAAGAAGACGAGGCCATCTGAATCGGTGTTGATCTGTGAGAGCGCCTCAGTGACGATCGACAGATCCTGCTTGAAGCCCTTCGTCGGCACGGGCACGCTGATGAAGTACGCGTCCGCGCTGTCATCGAACGCATCGTGACCCTGAGGCGGATCGTAGATCGTCACCTCGTGCTTCGTGTTCTGAATGAGCCAGCGCCTGAGCGCGCCGCCCACCACTCCGTTGCCTACAATACTGATTCGCATGTTAGTTCTACTCCTTGTCTCCAGTTGTGCGTCGGCTCGTAGCCGAGCAGTTGCTTTGCTTTAGTTATGTCCGCACCGCTCACTCGGATGTCGCCTTCGCGCATGCTCCGATGCTCAAGCGGTGCAACCTTGTATCCCATCTTGACCGCGTGAACGCAGATCTCGTTCCACATCCCACCGAGCGAGACCTGCTCGCCGGCGCCGATGTTGAACACCTCGTGCTGCGTATCGAGCTTCGCATCCGCGGCCAGAAGATTCGCATAGGTCACGTTGTCGACGTACGTGAAGTCGCGCGTGATCTCGACCCATCCGTTCATCACCGCCTGGCGGCCGGTCTTGATGCAGTCGAGCCACTCAGGAACCACGGCCGCGTACGGGCCGACCCTTTGCCGCGGGCCGAACACGTTGAAGTAGCGAAGCCCGACTAAGGTTGTCTCGCCGCCGGCGGCCGCGCAGATCTCAGCATCTAGCTCGTTCAGCCGCTTCGAGACGGCGTACGGGCTGAGCGGACGACCCATGCGATCCTCGGCCTTGAGTGTGTCTTCGATGTTGCCGTACACGCTGCTCGACGAGGCGTAGACCACGCGCGGAACCTTGTGATCGAGCGCGCTCAAGAACAGGTGTCGTGTTGCGATCACGTTGTTCGTGATGTACAGGTGCGGCTCTTTGCGCGATCGCGGAACGGATCCCAGGGCTGCGTTGTGGAAGATCACATCGAAGCGGCCGCCGGCGATCAGTTCTTCACTCGCATCAATGTCGGCGAGATCGACTTGCGAGAAGACGAACTTGCCAGGCAAGGAAGCCAGGATCGGCTCGACGTTGTACGGCGTGCCAGTGATGAAGCTGTCGATGCCCACCACGTCGTGACCTATCTTCACAAGACGCTCCGCAAGATGAGATCCGATGAAGCCGGCGGCACCGGTAACAAGACACCTCACGGGAGACCTTCCTTCCTGCGCTGCTCGCGCCGCGCCTTAAGGACCGTCATCGACTCGTTGAACACGTCGGCCGCGGCCCTGACGAAGTCGACCTTGAGCTTCTCGTGGTCTTCGCAGTCGAAGAACATCCCGACATAGTGGCTGACCGTTAAATTCAAGAGCGCCGCGTTCGCAAGCGAATGCACACGCTCCGGCTCGGCGGATCCGGCGGCGATGTGACCGCGAATGATCGTGTCGATCGCGCTCTTCATCTGCTGCTGAAGCTGACCCCTGACTTCCATGTTCCTCTCGAACTCCTCGCGCGACATGCCGATCAGTTCTAGTGCTGTATCTAAGCTGTTACCCTTCACCACTGACTCCTTGTTCCTCGTGGAACTCTACTTGAGAACCGTTGTCTTGAACTGCAATCCCTTGACAGCCTCATCAACCTTCGACGCCGGCAACTTCTTGAACCAGATCCTGAGCTGCGGGTCCCACTTGAAGCCGGCGGCCTTTGCCAGCGCGTTGTTCGAGTAGCTGACCTCGGCCTTGAGCGTGACCTTCGGCTCGCTGGCGAGCTGATAGATCTCTTCCCAGTTGAGCTTCGGCATCCGCTCGATGACGGCCGCCATCGTCGAGACGTCACCGAACGCCCGGTGCGCGAAGTGATTCAAGATC